CCCACCCCGCCCGATCCAATGCACGTGACCGTGGAGATCGGCAGCGCCCAGTGGCCATTCGAAAACACCAAGGCTGTGGTGATCACAACTGAGAGCGGGCAGACTGTGAGGTTCCCATGACGCTGCGAAAAGTGCGACGTATTTTCGATGTACAGGGCGGGGCAGGCAACGACACCGACCAGTTCGGCGTATGCCGTACCCCGAATTCGGGCAACTGCTCGGGCATCGAGGGCTGGTTCTGGATCGGCAAGCCCGAGACGGACCTGTGGCGCAGGATCAACCCCAACCAGAACCTGCTGTGGACTACCGAGGTCAAGGCGCATTACTCGGTCTGGGACAAGGCTGGCGGGCTGTATTTCGGCGCGCAGCGCGAGAAGTCTGCGATGTGGAAGGCCTTCAACTTGTTATGGGGAAGCAAGAGCGCGTTGGATGGCGAATACAACATGGTCAACGTGCTGAGCGAGAACGGCGCGTACAGCGAGATCGAGCGCATCCGCAGGGCCGCCAACTATGACGATCTCTCTCCCGAGACGCATCCGTGGCTCTTCCATCGCGCCTGGTGCACCAACAAGATCGGCAAGACCTACGACACGCCCAAGGGCAAGATCGTCATTCCGCTGTTCGACATGCGCGATTTTCTGCACGGCGTGGGAGACATCACGGGTAACTGGTGCCGCAATGAGTATCTGGGTGACGTGGTAGGCGAGCTGCCCCCGACCCCTCCGCCCGTGGACCCGCCTGCGGATGTGATTCAGGTGATCGTGACTGCGGTCAGAAGCAAATTGCGCCAACGTCCCAACGACAACAGCCCGAAGATCGACCCTGTTGCACGGCGCGGAGACCGATTCATCGTGTATTCGCAGACCAATGGCTGGGGCTACACGGGCCAGCGCGGCTGGATATTGCTCGCGCATACGAAGAAAGCGTAGGTCATCATGCCCATCCCCATGCGTGAACTGCCAGACCTGGAACAGGGCGAACTCCAACAGTTAGCCCTCGGGCTCGATCTGCCCGAGGTGGAGCTGGAGGGAGTGAGCCCTGAGAGCGCGCGCCAGCGATCGGAGGCGGCGCGCCAAGTGGTCGAGAAGGAGTCCCGCCCCTGGCTGGACGATTACTTCATGCTGAGAGACAAGGGATGGCCGTGGCGGCAGGCCGCTTATATCGCCTGGGCTTCGACCCCCAGCGACGCCCGCAACCCCAAGACCCAGCAGGAACTGGCGCTCCAGCTGGGCCTGACCAGCGACCGCGCGATCAGCACCTGGCGCAAGCGAAACCCCGCCATCCTGGAGACCATCGCCTTCCTGCAATCCGCGCCGCTGTGGCGTCACCGTGCGGACGCCTACGACAATCTGATCAAGGGCATGCAGAAGGCGGGCTCGGACTACAAGTTCTTTGCCCACCTGAAGCTCTACATGGAGATGACGGGCGATTACGTGCCCACCTCGAAGTACATGGCCGAACTGAAGAAGAAGCTGTCCACGGACCCGTCCGAGCTGAGCGAGGACGAGATCCAGATTCTGTCCAGCGCCTACGAGGAATACCAGGCCAAGCGCGGGCAGGATGAGACCCCACCCCCTGACCCATCCCCAAATGAGGGCATTTGGAGAGGGGAGGAAGAAGAGTAATGCAGACCTCCACCTCTGGACAGGTGTCGCCGCGAGAGGCGAAACGTGAAGCGGACCGCCGCAAACTGGCGCGGGCCAAGTTCTTGTATTTCAACAAGTACGTGGACCCGAAGTTCGAGGCGCCCGCTCACATGGAACTGATCGCCGAGAAGCTCGAGCAGGTGGAGAAGTATCTGCGCACGGGAGGGAAGGAAGGCATCGGGCGATTGATGATCCTGATGCCACCACGGCATGGCAAGAGCGAGATGGCCAGCCGCAAGTTCCCCGCCTGGCTGTTGGGACGCCTGCCTGATACGCGCATCATCATGGCTTCCTACGGCGCAGACCTGGCCAGCAAGAACAGCCGCGCGGTACGCGATCTGATCGAGGGCAAACGCTACCAGGCTTTGTTCGGTGGACTGTCATCGAAGGGAGAGCCCGTGGAACTCTCGAGCGATTCGCGCTCGGTGGCGGCCTGGGACCTGGCGCAGCCGCACCGTGGCGGAGTGGTGGCGGCAGGCGTGGGCGGCGGTATCACGGGCCTGGGCGCGGACCTGCTGATCCTGGACGACCTGTTCAAGAACCGCGAAGAGGCCGAATCAGAGGGCAGACGCGAGCTGGTGCACGATTGGTACAAGTCCAGCGCGTACACCCGCCTCGAGAAGGAATACTCGGCCATCATTCTGTTCTTCACACACTGGCACCCCGACGACCTGGTGGGGCGGATGATGAAGCAGATGGTGGAAGACCCGATGACCGATCAGTGGGAGATTGTGGACCTGCCCGCCCTTTCGAGGGCGGAATGCTACGCCAGCAGCCTCGAAGAACAGCGTCAGAAGATGCGCGACGGGATGTTCCTGCCGATCGAGGACCCGATCGGCAGAAAACATGATGGAGCTGCCCTGTGGCCGAGCCGCTTCGGCAAGGAATGGCTGGAGGCCAAGGAAGCCAATATCGGCAAGTACGACTTCGCGGCGCTGTATCAGCAGATGCCGTACCTGCGCGAAGGCGGCATGTTCAAGCGCGAGTGGTTCACGATTGTGGACCGCGGACCTGGCAAAAAAGCTGTGGCGCGGGTAATGGCCTGGGATAAGGCGGCCACTTCGGGCGGCGGGGCACGATCCTCAGGCGTGCTGATGAGCCAGGGCGAGGACGGTTTCTATTACGTGGAACACGTGGCCAAGGGACAGTGGTCCTCTTATGTGCGCGAACAAAAGATGTTGGAGCTTGGTAAGCAATTTTACGAACAGTACGGCCCTTTCACCATCCGCCACCCGCAGGACCCAGGAAGCGCGGGAAAAGAGTCTGCGATGGCGACGAACAAGAATTTGGCTGAAGGCAAACTGCGAGGACATGCAGAGCCTGTGAGTGGAGATAAGGTCGTGCGCGCTGGTCCATTCTCTACTATTGCCGAAGCTGGGAAGGTTCGCTTGGTACGCGCTGGCTGGAACGACGATTATCTGGATGAGCTGGCCGCATTTCCTCAGGGAACGTTCAAGGACCAGGTGGATGCCAGTTCGGATGCCTTCAATGCCATTCTGGATCAGACCAATTTCAGAAAGAGCAGGATCGGATGAACTTTTTTCAGAAAATGTTCCGCAAGGCAGCAGTGACATTTGCAAAAACCATTGCGTTCGCGCCTGCCTGGGCGAGGTATGCCTTTACCAAGTTCACCCCGACCAGCCTGGTGGAAGAGGGCTACAAAGCCAATGCGGTGGTCTCGGCCTGCTCGACCACCCTGCAGTTGACCTTCCCCGAACCACCGCTGGTGGCTGGGTATGAGGAGGATGGGCGGTTCATCCCCGATTACAAGCACCAGCTCAACGCCTTGTTGAAACGTCCCAACCCCGACATGGGCATGGCGGAGTTTTTGCAGTTCGTCATCACGTACGCGCCCATCGGCGGAGATACCTTCGTGTGGAAGCAGCGCAATTCGAGCGGACGCGTAATCGCGTTGTGGCCATTCAGCGACCTGCAGTTCACCCCGATCCGCGGAAAGAGCACGGAAGAGGGCATGGTCGCTTATTACGAGTATGACCCTGGAGATGGGAAGAAGATCCCGATCTCTAAGAACGACGTGATCCAGTGGAAGTGGATGATCGACCCAAGCAACCCGCATAAGGGAATTGGTGCCATCGCGTTGAGCGCGCGCGAGGTGGACCGAGACAGCGAAGCGACCAGTTACATTTTTGCATTGCTGAAGAACAATGCGGTTCCGCCCGTGGTCATCACGCTCGAGCCTGGAGACGACCCGACACAAGACGAGCTGGACCGCATGGGTCAGATGTGGGTGCAGAAACACAGCAAGGGCCAGCCCGCGTTCATCACCAACGGCATGAAAGCCGAGCAGATGGGCTTCGACTTGCAGAAGCTGGCAGCCGAGTCCCTGGCAGACCTGCCCGAGACGCGCATCGCCGCCAATTTCAAGGTACCGCCTTCGGTCGCTGGATTGAACGTAGGTGTGAAGCGCTCAGACTATGGAGACACCGCCGCCCGCAAAGCATTTACCGAGCAGACCTTGATGGCACTGTGGCGATCCTTTGCGAGCGAGATGCTCAACGGGTTGATGGACGAGTTCAACGTACCCGCCAACTTTGCCCTGCAATTCGACCTGCGCAATGTAGGCGCGCTGCAGGAACAGAAGAAGGACCAGTGGGAGCGGGTGACTCTGGCGTTCAACCGTTCGATGCTGACACGCGCGCAGGCGCTGCGGGAAGTTGGCCTGGTGCCTGGCCAGAATGACGACGTGTATTTTGTCTCGCTGGCCAGCGAGTTCGTGCCCGCGGGGATGGCGGTGGTGAGGGCCCCCTCCCAGCCTCCCCCAAATGGAAAGAGCGTCCATTTGGAGAGGGGAGTAAAGGCGATGCCAGCCGCTGCCAGTATGCTGCGCCGCATCCGTGTAGATGTGGCGGGCAGAATGCGCCAGGCGATTGATGCGCATTTTAGCCAGTTGGCAGATCGGATCGTGGAACGGTTGGGCAAGGGTAGCGCTCCGTCCGAAGAAAAGAAACTGCCGAGGGCTGAGAGCCTGATCAACAGCGATGACCGCAAAACGCTGGAGACCCTGGTGAAGCGCTTCTACGTGGAAGTGCTGCAGCTCTCCTGGGAGACGTGGAACGTATCGTTGGGCATCGAGAAGGCCTTCGATTTGACCGATCCGACCGTGACGTATGTGCTGCGCATGGCGGGCACCCGCGTGAAGGAGATCGAGTCCACGACGCTGGACGCGCTGCGCGAGGCCCTGAAGTATGGCAACGACAACGGTTGGAGCGTCGACATGCTGGTGCGCGGCGACCCCGAGAACGGCATTCCTGGCCTGCGGGACATCATCGACGAGACCTACAAGGACCGCGCGCGCGTGATCGCCCGCACGGAACTGGGCGAGGCCCAGAACACAGCCACCTCGATGCGTTACCGCGATGCGGGCGTGAAACTGGTGGAGATCCTCGACAACGGCTCGGACGACGATGACGAGGAATGCAAAATCGCCAACGGGCAGATTTGGACGCTGACATACTTCGAGAGCCATTCCCTGGAGCATCCCAATTGCACGCGCGCGGCGGCTCCATATTTCGGCGATGCGTCGCCAGACAGAGGATAAGGAGAGACCATGCAATACAAGACCCTGCCCTATTTCGTGAAGGAACTGGACGCGGCCACGCGCACCGTGGTTGGCATTTTCGCGGTGCACGGCAACATCGACTCTGGCGGCGATATGTCGGTCAACGGCTCTTTCGCCAAACGACTGGCTGAAGGCCGCTCCCGCGTCCGCTTCCTGTGGAACCACAACAGCATGAATCCGCCCATCGCCTCGATCAAGAGTATCCGCGAGGTGGGGCGCGAGGACCTGCCTTCGAAGGTGCTCGAATGGGCGCCTGATGCCACTGGCGGCATGGAAATCACCCGCAAGTATTACGAGGGTGTGCCGCTGGCGGACTGGGTGTTCAAGGGCATCCAGGAAGGCGACATCACCGAGATGTCGTATGCCTACGACGTGCATGAGGTGACGCTCAAGGAGCGGGATAACGGTCAGGAACCGATCCGCATCCTGAACGACATCGAGCTATACGACGTCTCGGACGTGAACTGGGGTATGAACCCCGCAACTTCGGGAGTGAAGGGTCTGCCTGTGACAGGCACGACCTTTGCACAACACTCTGCGCTGGTGGTGGCCACCATCGAAGAGTTCGCATTACGCGCGAAGGATCGTAAGTCCTTCCGCGAGGCCGAGGGCCGCAGCCTCTCTGAGGACACACGGGCGCGCCTGCAAAAGATGGCAACGGAGATCGAAGCCATTTTGCGCGAGACGAGACCGATGGCTAATGAGCAGGACGTGCTGGCTGAACTCGCCAAATTCGAATTCCTCAAATCCAAATAGGAGAACTGAACCATGCCCGCCACTTTGAAAGAACTGCAAGACAACCTGAATGCCAAGCGCGCCGCGCTGGCCGAGATCTTCGAAAAGGCCACGACCACTGTCGATGGTCAGCACCGCTACAACCTGGATGCCGCCCAATTGGAAGACGTCAAGGCCCGCAACACCGAGATCGACGACCTGGCCAAACAGGTCGAAGACGCCAAGGCGCTGGACAGCATCTACCAGTCCAATGCCAAGGCGCTGCGCGAGAGCAAGACGCCCGCCACCAACCTGCCGTTCGCGCAGGACCCCAAGGGCGGACGCCAGCCCGAACAGCAGAAGACCCTCGGTCAGCTGTTCGTGGAGAGCGAGGCCTATAAGAAGGCCGAGCGCAAGAAGCACATCGACTTCAGCGCCCCCGATTTCGATTTCCTGCAGGCCAAGACCCTGATGGAGACGGGCGCGGGTTTCGCGCCGCAGAGCATCCGCACGGGCCGCGTGGTCGAGTATGCGCACCGCCGCCCGCTGGTGGCGGACCTGATCCCGCAGACCCCGACCGACCAGGCCTCCGTGGTCTACATGGAAGAGACCACCTTCACCAACAACGCCGCGCCGCGCTCCGAGGGCGGCCAGGCTGGCGAGAGCGCCCTGGCCTACACCGAGCGCTCGAAGGCCGTGCGCGAGATCGCGCATTTTCTGCCCGTCACCGAGATCCAACTCGAGGACGTGGACGGCGTGCGCAGCATCATCGACAACCGCCTGTTGACCATGCTGGACCTGGCGGAAGAGACGCAGCTGTTGACGGGCGACGACAACGCCCCGAACCTGGGCGGCTTCCTGACCGTGGTGACCCAGGCGCAGGCCAAGGGTGCGGACCCCGTGCCCGATGCGATCTACAAGGCCATGACCAAGGTCCGCGTGACTGGCTTCGCGGAGCCCTCCGCCTACATCACCCACCCGAACGACTGGCAGGACGTGCGCCTGCTGCGCACCACGGACGGCGTGTACATCTGGGGCAACCCCTCCGAGGCTGGCCCCGCGCGCATCTGGGGTCTGCCTGTGGTGGAAACCACGGCCATGACCGAGAACACGGGCTTCCTGGGCGACTTCCAGATGTTCAGCGAGATCCGCCGCCGCCGCGGCGCGAACATCAAGGTGAGCGACAGCCACAGCGATTTCTTCATCAAGGGCAAGCTGGCCATCCGCGCGGATAAGCGCCTGGCGCTGGTGGTCTATCGCCTGACCGCCTTCTGCAAGGTGACGGGCATCTAGCCCATCCAACCGACTCTAACCTCCTCCACCCTGAGCGAAGGATGGAGGAGGGATGAGACAAGGAGAAACGACATGCCTATTATCGAAGGCGGATACGAGTACATGAACGCTGGCGCGCCAAGCGCTGGCACCGACGAGGTCCAGACACTGACCATCGGCGGGACGCCTACGGGCGGCACCTTCAAGTTGACGTTCGACGGCCATACCACCGCGGCCATCACCTGGACCGACGTAGATGCCACCCTGGTGGCGGCCATCGACGCGGCCCTCGAGGCCCTGCCCAATATCGGCACGGGCGGCGTGACTTGCGCGGCTGGCACGTTGACCAGCGGCATCGGCACGGTGACCATCACGTTCGGCGGCAACCTGACCAAGCTGGCGGTCCCTACCATCACGGTGGCGGACAACAACCTGGAAGGCACCTCTCCGACCCTGGCGGTAGCTGAGACCACGCCTGGCGTGACCGCCACGGCGCGCGGCGCTGCCAAGGGTGCGACCCTGCAGGATACCACCAACGGCATCCTGTACATCAACACGGGCACGGCGCTGGCCCCGACCTGGACGAAGGTCGGAACGCAGAGCTAGGCCCTATCCCACCCGACCTCCCCCATCCTTCGACTGCGCGAGTACGCTCCGCTCAGGATGGGGGAGGAGGAAGGAAACCTTATGGACGAAAAGAAAGTGAAAGTGCGCATTCTGCCGCTTAAAGGAATTGGCGGCGTGGGCAATGACGGCGACGAGGTCTGGATGAACGAGAGTGACGCGCAGTATTACGTGCGCGAGGGGTTCGTCGAGGTCATTGAAACAGAGCCTGCGCCCGAGGCCAAGCCGAAAGGCAAGAAGAAATGACCAGCCTCGTATCTCCCACAGATGTGCGCGCGCTGGTAAAGACCAGCCTGGAAGACGGCGACCTGCAAAACGTGATCGACCGCATCGAGGCGCAGGTCGCCGAGAGGATCGGGGAGCCGCAGACCGACGGAATGGCTACCACGATCACGAAGACCTTCCGCGGCGAGGGCTTCTACCTGTTCCTGCCCACCGAGATCCATGAGGTGGTGAGCATCGTGGAAGACAGCACCACGCTGACGGGAGACGAGTATCGTACCTGGGCTGGCGGCGTGATCGAGCGGCTGCCCTCCGAAAGTTACTGGGGCGACCGCATCGTGGTGACCTACAAACCCAAAGACGACCGCAAGGTCCGCTCGCAGGTGATCATCGACCTAACGCGCATCGTGATCGAGCGCACCGCTATGAAGGGCGAGAGCATCGGCGGCGAGTATTCCTACACGGCCCCCGAGAGCTGGGACGCCCAGTTCAACCAGGCCATGAGGCGGTTGACCTTCAAGGCTCTATAGAAAGGAGCATGATATGGCAAGGACTGCAATCAACTATCAGCAGGTGTTGCGCGCGGGGCTGACTGAGGCCCTGGCTGCGGCCAACGCGGACGGGCATAAGTTTTCGAACGACGGGCGCATCATCCTGCACGTGGTGAACGGCGGAGCCTCTCCGATCACCGTGACCATCCAGACGCCTGGCACGGTGGATGACCTGGCCGTTTCGGACCGCACCGTGACCATCTCGGACGAATCCGAGAAGTTTATCGGTCCGTTCCCGCCTGGCATCTACAACCAGAGCGACGGCATGGTGTACGTGGACTTCTCTTCCGTGACCTCCGTGACCGTCTCTGCGCTGAGGGTGTAATGAGCCTGGCCGCGTTCCTGAACCAGACCTGCGTCCTCACCCGCCTGCGCTCGAATGGAGCGGGCCCGTATAACGAGACGCTGCGCGCCGAGGAAGAGATCGGGCGCGACATCCCATGCCGCGTGATCGAGAAGGACATCCGCATCTTTGACAGGCAGAGCGCCGAGAGCACGTGGGTGCTGGCTACGCTGTTGATCCTGCCTGCCGAGACGGATGCGCGGGTAGATGACAAGGCGACGGTGGACGGAACGACCTACCTGGTGAAGAAGCCCCTGAAGCGCCAGCGCGGCAACGCAGAGCATCATAGGTCCTGCATTGTGGAGGCCTTGAATGGCTGATTATCGTCTGGATTGGAAGGGCGATGATGTCAAGCGCCAGGTCATGGAAAACATGGCCAAGGCTGTAGGTGAATTTGGCCTAACCGTCGAAGCTGAAGCCAAGAAGGAACTGCGCAAGGGTCACGGTGTGCTAACAGGCACCCTGCGACGCTCGATCCATACTGCTATGCCTGGATATGACTGGTCTGGTGATGATGATAAGAGCGAGAACGGTCCAGAGCGTGGAGGACAGCTTATCGAAGGCGTGATTACGAACGATGCCATCACAGTCCAGGTTGGTAGTGGTTTAGTGTATGCCTTGGCGATTAATCAGGGCTGGCCTGAAGGCTATAAAAAGATGCACGGCTCGTTTATCGGGTATCACTTCATGGAGAACGGCCTAACAAAGGCTAAACCTAAACTTCCTATGATCCTGAAGAAGTACAAGGTGCAACAATGATCGACCCTCTGGAAGCCGCGATTCAATTTCTGTTGAGCCGTTCGGAACTGGCCACCCTGAACCGACGCATCTCCCTGCGCCACAAGTACGGCGAAGAGTGGACCACGGACCAGGCCTCGCTGGTGGTGCGGCTGGACGACAGCGACCCAGACCACTACGTGCAATGGCAGACCGTGCGCCTGGAGGTGTGGTGCCTGGCAGATAACGACGCCGAGGCCATGCGCCTGTGGATGACCCTGATGGGCCTTTCGCGCACCGTGGAACGGACGACCGTGGAAACTTCGCAGGGAGACGCCCTGATCTATTCCTTCCTGCCTGAGAGCGGACCGTCGTACCTGCCCGACCCAGAACTGGACATGATGCGGCGCGTGCTGAGCTTCTGGCGGATTCAAGTCAGCGAGGTGAGCGTATGAAGAAAAACGCGCCCGATAACAAACTCTGGCGGCCATCTTCCGACAAGATGGTGAAGATCAAAATAAACCCTGACCGCAATATCCCTGGGGTCGGGACGGCTGGCGACGTGGTCGAAGTGAGCGAACGCGTTGCCATGAATTTCATCGGTCAGGGTCTGGCGACCCTGGACGATAAGGAGACGCAATGACCATCAATTCTTACAACGTACTGACTGGCGTGGGCCGCATGTACCTGGCTCCCGTTGGCACCGCTTTCCCCGACGTGGACGATGCTCCGAGCGGATCGTGGATCGACCTGGGAGATACCCAAGACGGGGTGGATGTGGACCTGAACGACAAGATCGAACTGGTCCGCACCGATCAGCGCACGGGGCCCGTGAAGGCCACCCGCACCGAAGAGTCGATGAAGGTCAAGACCAAATTGGCTGAGGCCACACTCGAAAACCTGGCGTATGCCCTGGGCGTGTCCGTGACCGACACCGCGCCTGGCGTGGGCACCATTGGCACGCGCTCGATCCCCACCTATCGCGGCGCTGAGGTTGCAGAGTATGCGATCCTGTTCCGCGGCGGCTCACCCTATGGGGATTACAACGCCCAGTACCAGGTCCCGCGCGCGTATTTCACGCTGGACGCGCTGAAATACGAGAAGGGCAAGAACCTGGCCTTTCCCATCACCATCGAAGCGCTGGAAGACTTGAACGCTGCGACCGCCAGCGAACGTTTTGGCAAGCTGATCGCGCAGGACGCGTCCGCGCTTCCGTAACCAGACCGAACTCCCCCATCCGAAAGGGTGGGGGAGTTCCAAGGAGAATTTATGGACGACAAACCGATCTTGAATCTGGACGAAGCTCTGGGTGCGCGCATCCTCAAGGTGCGGTTCCAGGGAAAGGAATATCCGATCCGTCCCGTTGAAGCGCTCTCGCCTGAAGAGTTCGGAAAGATCATGGCTTATGGGACCAAGTTCCAGGAGATGGACGAGGCCCAGATCGAGAAGAACGGCATCCTGATCCTTCAGGCCCTCGACGACATGCTGGATATTCTGGGCCCGTCTCTTCCGCATTACAAACCCAAATTCATGGAATGGGTCAAGGCCCTTTTCAAGAAGGCCTATATCCGTAAATACACGCTTTCGGTTCAGGAAAGCCAGGCCATTTTGCAATTCTGGGCGGAGAACAACCGAAAAAACGCAGCGCGGGCGGGGGGAGCGATAACGAAGCCCAGAGCCCGCCACTAGATTATGGCGATGTATTTGCGGCCCTCTCGTTTTGGTACCACCTTCCCTATAGCGAGATCCGCAAGATGCCCATGTCAGCCATTGGGCTGTACATGGAGCGCCTGCCCAGGCACCAGGCCACCATGCGGCTAATGATCGGAGAAGCCGCCTCGGTGCCACACATGGAAGAGGGCGCCCGCAGAGATTGGGCGCAGGATTTACAAGACTTATTGAACGAAGGCAAGCCAGCCGCTTCCGCATCTCCTGCGGCATTGAAAATGGCAGGCATTGGCGTGCAGTTCGTTCCTCCAAAAAGGTGAGACATGGGTAGTCTCGGTGAAGCTGTACTTGATCTGACTGCAGATCCCTCAAAACTTGATCCTGGCCTATCTGAGGGAAAGAGCAAGGTCACTGGCGCGTTGGACGGCCTGAAGGGCATGTTCGGCGAGGCTACAGGGACCATGTTGGGGCAGTTATCAGCTGGCGCGCTGCAAAACATAGGCGCTGGCATTGTGTCCGTTGGCAAGGACATCATGAGCTCGGCCTTATCCGCCGAACAATCCCAAGCACAGCTGAATGCTGTGTTGGAATCCACGGGCGGGCAGGCAGGTGTGACGGCAAGCCAGGTCAACGAACTGGCTAATTCTCTCTCGCAGGTCACCATGTTCGAGGACGACGCCATCGTGAGCGGCGAGTCCATGCTTTTGACCTTCACGAATATCGGCTCGGATGTCTTCCCGTCCGCCACGCAGACCATGCTCGACATGAGCCAGGCGCTCGGACAGGATCTGACCGCCAGCGCAATGCAACTGGGTAAGGCGCTCAACGATCCCGTGCAAGGCGTGACTGCCTTGCGGCGCGTGGGCGTGCAACTGACAGACGACCAGGAAGCATTGGTCAAAAAGATGGTGGAAATGGGCGACGTGGCGGGCGCTCAGAAGATCATCCTGGAAGAGCTGCAAAAGGAGTTCGGCGGAAGCGCCGAGGCCGCAGGCCAGACGATGGCAGGCCAATTGGAAATCCTCAACAACGAGTTCGATAACGTCAAAGAAGATCTGGGCACGGCCTTTTTGCCTGTCTTGAAGGACCTGGTTGGGATCGCCAAGGAACTGATGCCATATTTGCAACAGGCTGTGAAGTGGTTTGGGGACCTGCCTGCACCCGTCAAAACTGGCGTAGCTGCATTTCTGGGATTGGTAGCCATTCTTGCTCCGCTGATTGGCATTATCAGCGGCATCGTCAGTGCTATATCCGTATTGGGGCCTGTATTTGCAGCCATCGGTGGCGTTTTGATGGGGCCAGTTGGAATTATCCTGGCGATCATCGCTGTGCTGGCATTGCTATATGCAGCCTGGCAAAATAACTGGTTTGGCATCCGCGACATCGGTATGCAGGTCTGGAACAACATCAAAGCGGCCTTCGCACAATTCACGGCCTTTCTAAAGAGCTTATGGGAAAAGGACTTCGGCGGAATCCGTTCCTATTTTGAAACGGTCTGGAAGGTAATCACCGCAGTGTGGAACGCGGTGCAAGCTGCGTTCCGCGGCGACTGGACTGCCTTTGGCGCATACCTGCGCCAGGCCTGGGATGCCGTTTGGAATTTTATCGGTGGGCGCATTCAAGCGGCGTGGAACACCATTGTAAATATTGCCAAGAGCATCGTAGATGGTATCAAGGCGGCCTGGAATATAGACTGGCTTGAGTTGGGGAAGCGGATCATCGATGGGATCGTCCAGGGGCTAAAGAACGGCACCAACGCCGTGGTCAACATGGCCAAGAGCGTGGCGCAGGCTGCATTCAATGCCGCAAAAGGATTCCTTGGCATCCATTCGCCCAGCACAAAATTTGCAGAGCTCGGAAATTTCAGCGCGCTGGGTTTTGCGCAGGGATTTGCCAAGAGCATGACGCCCCAGGCTGTAGCGGGCACGCTGAATCGCGTGGTGCAGGGCACCGCGCAGACGATGAACCGCACGAGCAACACGAGCGTGAACATCTACAACCCGCGGCCCGAGCCCGCTTCGAGCAGCCTGGATAACACGATGAAGCGCCTATCCTATTTGGGAGTGTTGAAATGAGCAGCTGGAGTTATCGCGGCACCAACCTGGACGATTTGGGCATCGTGACGATGGTCTCGGATGCCTTCAAGCTGCCCGAGCGGCGGGGCGGGAATGTGACCATTCCGTTTCGGCATGGGCGCGTGTACGTGGAGAAATTCTTCGAGCAACGCACCCTGCAGCTGGGGTTGGAGATCCATGAGGCCAGCAGGGAGGAGCTGGAGGCAAAGATCGACCAGGTCAAGACGCTGCTGGCGCAGACAGGCCTGGGCGCATTGACCCAGACGCTGGAGGATATGAGCGCGCGCACTCTGCAGGCGGAATATGTGGGCGATCTTTCGCCTACACCCGTCTCTCCGCTGGCGGTGAAGATGGTGCTGGAATTCATCTGCCCAGACCCGTTCTTTCGGGGCTCGAGCCTGACGAGCAATGAGCAGACGATCAGTTCCTCTCCGCGGACGTACACCCTGAACAACCCTGGCAGCGCCGAAGAGCGGGACCCGATCATCACCCTGACGGGGCCGTTGAATAATACAGTCATCACCAACAATACCAACGGCCTGAGCCTGACATACAGCGGCTCGATCCCATCTCCGCGCGTGGTGACCATTCAGACCGACCCTGACACGGGCGAGTATATTGCCACCAATGACCTGGACACGAACGTGATCGGGAATATCAGCCACGCTGGAGATGTATGCCTCTTTGCGCTCGCGCCTGGTGACAACAGTCTCTCTGTCACCGATGGCACACACACGACAGGCAAGGTCAAGATCGAGTTCTACCCTCCCTATCTGTAATTCCAATCCCCAACCCCTCTCCAAATACACGAACAGTATTTTTGGAGAGGGGAGAAAAGAGGAAACTATGGTAAACGATGACGCAATTGAATGGCGACTGATCGACACGGATCTGAGCACGATACTCGGAATTTTGCCCGCTGGACCCAGCCACTTGTACCTGGAATTGAATGAGCCAGGTAGCGGGGAGGTAAAGGTGCCGTTGCAGAGCAGGGCGGCGGCATTGGTAACCTCGGCGATGTTCGTGCAGGCCAGTTATCGCGGCGCGGTGCGAGGTGGTTTTTTCGTCGAAAACATCAACAGGACCTATGCAGATGCAAGCGAGGGCGGAGGTCAGTGGCTCTCGATGTCTGGGCGCGGGGCGTTGGCCTTGCTGGACGATGCCATTGTGTGGGACGATGGATATGGCGGGACCAAAAGGAAGTTCAAGAATTACACGAGAGCAGACATCCTGATCATATTGATCGAGGAAGCGAAAGGTCGCGGGGCGTTGAGCAATCTGACGTATGATTTCACGGCCCTGGTCGACAGCCTGGGTGTCGCATGGTCCAAAAAGGCGACCCTGCAATTGACCGTTGGCACGTCGATGCTGGATGTGGTGCGCGATTTCGCCAAGGCTGGGATCGATTTTGACATCGTTCCAGGCGTGGAAACTTTTGTGCTGCGCGCCTTCCAGAATGGTCTGGGAGTCAATCGGTCAGAGTCGGTCTATTTCAGGGTTGGCACCAATTGTACGGAGGTCTCTGGGCAGGAAGTAAGCAATAATCTCAGGAACGCGCTGCGAGTGAAATATGGAGACGATGGCGCGGGAGGTTCATTGAGCCTCAAAGATTGCTCGTCCATATCCACACACAGGCGCCGTGAGGGAATGGTATCTGCCGATAATGCAGGGAGTTCCGATTCGGCGCAGGTGATCGGTCTTGCGGAGTTGGAGGGCAAGAAAGAACCCAAACGCTCAGTAGCCGTGAAGATGTTCGATGGCGTTTCCCCACGGGCCTTTGTAGATTATTCCTTCGGGGATCGCATCACATTGGATGTCAGGGGAGACGAACGATCCGACCGCATTGTTGGACTGCAGTTGGATTGGGATGGCAGCACCAAAGCAGGGGTGACCGTGGACCTGAACTCGATCATCGTGGAAAACGAGATCGCAATGGCGCAGGCCATTCGAGATCTACAAGAACGGATGCAAACCACTCGTGATGCGAAGCTATTGGATGCGGCAGCCTGGTTCGACTACGGCGCGGAATTTTCATCAGATAGCATCTACAACCCCTATATAAAGGTCATCAGGGTCGTTGGTGATAATGTCTATGTAGCTGGAAACTTTTCGGTCATCGGAAATGTGCCTGCCAATAACGTGGCGGTCTATAATACGACAACCTGCGTGTGGACGGCTCTGGGAGAGGGCGTGCCTGGAATTGCAAATGCGCTGGAAGTGATCGGGACTGATGTCTATGTATCGTATGATTACAAAGGCAGCCACCCGATAGAATATGCCTGGGTTTCCAAATGGAATGGCGCGACCTGGACGACCATACGAGAAGACGAGTTTGGCGAAGTATACTGCTCTGCTATCCTTGGGACCGACCTGTTGATCGCTGGGAACATTACCTCTGGTTCCTTCGGAAACTCAGGATTTGCTGTGAGGCGCTGGAACGGATCGGCCTGGTCCGATTATGGGAAATGGGTCGACGGGAAAATCTATGCCATTGCGGTGGATGCAAGCACGTCCAACGTATATATTGGCGGCGATTTCGATCATATCAACGGGTATTTTTCGACCACGGAATGGGTGGGTACTGCCACTGCCAATAAAATTGCCAGACTTCCATTTGGCGGGACGGATTGGGAAGCGCTGGGTTCCCCAAATGGTGTAACAGGTGGAAATGTATTATCCATCGCGACGCAGGAACCCGATATCTATGTCGGTGGCAACTTCACTTCCGCTGGCGGAGCCCCTGCAAACCAGATCGCAAAGTATATTGATGGCGATGGGTGGTATGCCATCGAGGGGGGAATCGACACTGCCTGCGGGGATGAATCGTCGGACGGTTTGGGAGGGTTCCCACTTGATCTGGAGGGCAACGTCTTAGTGAGGTGCAATGTCATTATCGCCTCGACATTAGAATTGTATGTTGGTGGAAACTTTCTAACCGCGGGAGGCACCCCAGCCAATTACGTGGCGCGCTGGAATGGCGCCAACTGGGAGCCATTGCAACAGGGGGTGCCTGGCGAATGCTTTTCCCTGGCGATGTATAACACCGACGTCTACACGGGTGGGACTTATGGTGGGCAGGCTTATTTAACGACATTTGATTCGGTGACGACACGCGAGCGAAACGGATATGTGCACCCAAACCACTTTGGAGATGTGGTGAGTGATGGGGACCGTGGGACCACCATCCAGCCCAATGTGGTTACAAACCAGATGCTGGCAGACGTGCCAACTGCCACATTCAAAGGACGTATTTCCGCCGCGACAGGCGACCCAGAAGATTTGTCAATCCTCCAGGCGCGAGCCTTGATCCATCCAGATTACACGGGGAACAACGGAAAAGTTTTGACCGTTAATGAAACGGAGGACGACGTCGAATGGAAAGAAGGCGGAGGTGGGGGCGGCGGGACGTGGGGAAGCATCACGGGAACGCTGAGCGACCAAACCGATTTACAAAGCGTTCTGGATGAGAAGGCCGCCAAACTATGGGCCGATGTTCTATCCATTCTGACAACGGATATTGATGGCTATGTAACTTCCAATCCGCAGCTTACGTATGACCCTACCAATAATGAGATTATTATAGGTGGGGATGTTTTACCTTCTTTCACCAACGCCCCAGGAGTACAGATCACCAGCGATGGCGGAGCGTCGCCACGCTTCCGCGCGATTCTGTTTCAAGATACGACCACGGCTGGTCCCAGCCTTGTTACTGCGCGTTCGCGGGGAACAAAGACAAGCCCAACCAAGGTCACTTCAAATACGCTTCTCGGTCAATGGCAGGTACTGGGAACTTATGATACCAGCGGTTCGTTTGCAACCGCCAATGCCTATATAAAGGCGATTGCAGACGCGGATTGGTCATCCACCTCCAGGCCTGTGCGCTGGGAGATTTACGTCACCCCGAGCGGGTCCACCACGGCAACGCTGGCCATGACCATCGGCGCAGATGGCACCGTGACCCTGGGGACAGGCGGGGTCAATATTCCGAGCGGGAAGACATACGACATAAATGGTACCCCGCACACGCATGCTAAAGCCAGCGGGTCAGACGTTACCACAGGCACAGATGATACAAAATTTGTTACACCCAAGGCATTAGCTGATGCGGGCTTCAAGGCGGCAGCTCCAAAATATTTACCATTTGGTGTATATGCTGGCTCAGGGCCATTTACGGCTAATGCAACCCCCTATGCTGCGACGATAGATCGTACGATGGCATTGGTTAAATTAACGATCTCCTTTTATGTTTCAACTACCAATAATGCAAGTAATTATTGGGATATAACATTAGATAAGGCAGGTGGAACGGTTGTTAAAACATTAAACACATCGGGAGCATCTGCAAATACATTCTCGCAAGTTTCTTTCACGTTTAGTACTACTACGGTAGGTACAACAGATGTTTTATTGCGGATTGTGCTTGCTAAAGTTGGGTCTCCAGGAACTATCTACTTACCGTGGCCTGCCCTTGAAATAAGTATTTAGTTTTTCCCTTCAACGAAGAGACCCGCCTATGCGGGTCTCTTCGTTGAAGCTGTGAACTGGTACTTTATTATGGGCCTATATAAAGGCGGCCCCGAGGGGGTACGAAATGAAGGCATATACTCGGGGCCGTCATCGGGTTCGCCTGGGGGTGGCAGGTCGTTGGGGGATGGGGTTGGGGGAGACGCGTCGCCTGTGTCTGGGAGGGAGTAGTAGATGGTGATGCGGAGTTCGTTTTTCTCACGGATGACGTCTATATAGGCAAGCAGACCGCGAAGGATGATTCGCTTTTCGTCGTCGCTTTTGGTGAGTAGGATGGTGGAGAGGTCTTTTAGATTTTCGGCAAGGACGGCAGGGTCGATGGGCTGGGCTGGAGCGGGGACCTGGGCCTCTGCGGCGGCGATGGCGCTTTGCAGCTCAGCCTGCTGGCCTTCGAGGGCAGAGAGGCGCGTCAGCAGGGTGGGGGAGCTGCCCGATTCGGCTACGGCGTTGGCGATGTTGGTGAGCTGGCGTTTGACTTCGGCGAGCTGGGAGCGCAGGTCGGTGAGCTGGTCTTGAATGGCCTGGCCCTGGTTGGCGCGTTCTTCGTTCATGACGGCGAGCAGGTCTGCAAAGTTCTGCGGATCGAGGATGACGTCGGTGAGGGCGTGGATGACGGCATGTTCGAGGGCGGGCTTGGGAATGCGGCCCTTGGTGCAGGCTCCGCGCTGACGATAGGCCAGGGTGCAGAGATATGACTGGTATTTGTATTTGCTCTTGAGGGTGGTGGTGCGCCCGTAGAGCGGAGATCCGCAGTGGCCGCAGCGGGCGATGCCGCTGAGGAGGAAGTCGGAGTTGACGCGGCGGGGATGGTTGGGGCTATCGGCGTGGACGTGGCGGCGCTGGCTGAAGCGGTCCTGGACGAGCTGGACCTTATCCCATAGGGCGCGGGGGACGATGGGTTCGCAGTAATTTTCGATGGTCATGCCGCCGAACTCGAGGGTGCCATAATACAGGCGGTTACGCCAGAAGGTGGCGTAGGATGAGACGGAGGTGAAGAGGCGGCAGGCTTTTTCGATCTGGGCGAGGGAGGCTCCTTCGGCGCGCATCTGGAAGGCTTTGAGGATGCGGGCTTTCATCTTGGGGTCGGGGACCCAGCGGTGATTCTTGCGCTCTTCTCCCGTGCGGGGGTTGATGGTGAGGATGGGTTCGCGCTTGAAGCCGCGCGGCGGGACGCCTGGCACGGCTCCCTGGCTGACGATGGAGCGCAGGCCGTCTGCGGTGTCGATGGCGGTCTGGCGGCGTTTCTCTTCGTTGGAGATGTCGATCAGGATTTCGACGAAGCGCCCGTAGGGACCTTCGGGGATGGGGTCGGTGAGGGAGTGGATGAGGATGCCGCGCTTGGAGCGCAGGAGGGCCTTGTAGTAGGTGGAGTCGTCCAGGTCGCGGGCGAAGCGGGCGTAGTTCCAGAGCAGGATGGCGGAGGGACGATCTTGGGGGTCGCGGGTGGCGGCGATCATGCGGTCGAACTGGTCGCGGCCTGCGGTGCTGCCGCCCGATTTGGCAGCATCGGCGTAGATGTGGCGCAGGACAAGGCCATGCTGTTTGCAATAGGCCTGGATGGCCTCACGCTGGCGCTGGATGGAGCGATCTTGACCCTCTCCGCCGCTGTCGCGCAGGTAGGCATCGACAACGGAGCCAGGCGGGAGGGCCGAGGGCGGAAGTTGGTGTTCGGGCATTATGGTTCCTGACAGGCAATTCCGTCGTTATTGTTGTCGAGATGATGAATATCTCCAAGTCCCTGGGCTTTGCATTGTTCATAACAGGCTTGCGCTTCTCCCTGTGTTCTGAACGAGTTGCAATTCAAAATATCATCCACACAGGTGCAGGCAGTAATGGTGGATGTTGGAAAAGACAAGGTTTGTGTGGGTGGTATCAGGGTAAAGGTTGGCAACGCGGGCTGAAAAGACGGCGTGGGAGTGACGAGACCTTCAGGATTGAGGGCATAGAAGACGGCCACCAGCAACAACACGGCGCAGCATACTATGAGCCAGATCAAGATGACAATGGTGGTTATGGCTTGATTCTGTTTACGTTTCGCGCGCGGCATTATTCCTCCTGGTGTTCTTTATAGAAAACGCGGTTTATTGTTTTTGGATCGCCCCAGAGAAGATAATTGACGGCCAAAATTGGGACGCCAGGGCATAGAGTGATCAGTTCGTAAAATCCCAAATTGGATGAATAGTCGTGCTGTAGGACGCTGGGCCAAAAGATGAACAGCATCAGCATTGTGAGCGGGAAGACCGCTAATATCCCCGCGATGATGCGCGCGATCTTCACAGCCCAACCCAATGACCAGGGAAGCGCTTCTTGGGCGGACGGAGCAGCAGCAGGGTGAAGGTGGCGGACATGAAGGATGAGGCTAGCAGGGCAAACAGCCTGATCGGATGGGTTGGGAAGAAACGTGAGAGGACGTAGAAGTTAGACGCAAAGGCGGCAGGCGGGAAGACGAGCAATTCGAAGCGATAAATCCAGTCTGCAGAGAATTTGACGGCCAACAGGATGCCGCGCCTGAGAAACAGCCAGGCGAAGACGAGCACGAGCAGGGTGATTTTTAGAGGGTGCGCTTGCGCGACCAAGTCTTGGTAGTAGCGTTTTTTCATGTTCCCCTTTCGGTTATTTTCTTTCTTTATTCATTAATTCCACAGCTATTCCTAAATTATGAATTTTTTCAACTAAATCAAAGATTATGACTTGCAGGTTGGCAATTTTTTGAATTGCCCAGCCCTCATATACTAACCGCGGATCTATAACCTCACCCTCATTTGCTAGTTTTTTTACACTATCCAAATGACTGTAGAATTCTTTAATAAGTTCTTTAGCTTGTTCATCTAGCTTTTTTATTTTTTCTTCACTAAGTTCTTCCATACAAGCTCCTATTTAACTGGTTTTGCACTAGGATTTTTTTTGTAGAACGCTTCGCGTTGTTCGAGCACGGCAATGGCAACCTCGATATCGCTATCGGGTAGGTTTTCGGCCAGGTGGATGAGGGCGCGTTTGATGGGGGATAGCTCAGGCTTTGGGGGGAGGACACCCGCTTTTTCAAAGACGAGATCAACAGGTAATTTCAAGGCACGAGCAATTGAGATCAATGTGTCAGGTCTGGCTTCGCGTTCTGCCTTCAACAGTCTTGTTATTACGCCTGAATCAATATTCCCCATGCGCGATAAATCTATGGGCTTCATCCCCTTTTCTTCGAGGGTATTTCTCAGCCATTCAGCAAACTCAATTTTCTTTGTCATCTGACAGAAGATGTTACCAGCCTTCTAAAATCATCGGACAGATAAAAACTGCCCATTGACAAATAATTGCAATTAGTTATAATTCTGTCAGTTGACAGAAATAAACAGTCAAAAAGCAGATGAGAGGAATGTAGGCAATGGCGAAATACAAGAACATCCCTGTAGACGAAGAGACGGCGGTCATGCTCTCTGAACTGTGCGAAGCCTATGAATTCGGCCAGCGCGGGCAGGGCGCGATGGTCAAGAAACTGGCGAGGGCGGAATACCTGACGCTGAAGGAAGCCAAGCTGCTTCCTAGCCAGAACCGTAAACGCGTGGCGGTCGTGAAGATCGTGAAGAAGCTGGAAGGAGAACAAGCAATTCCTGCTGAATAAGGCTCGAGCGCAACGGGGACGGTCCGCTGCGCTCGACGGGACGGAGCCTGGGCAAGGCTTTTTCATCCCCAAGTATAGGACTTGTTTTTCAGATTGTGTTGTTTTTCCCAGACCCCCTCTGCCCTTCGGGCATCTCCCCCAAATACGCTGGGGCGGATTTGGGGGAGGAGAAAGGAACAAAATGAACGATCAACAGCAAATCACCTGGCGCGTGGCTCCCACGCTGCACTGGAGCGAGGATTTCGCGGCCTGGCTGCATCGCAACGGGCGCAGGCCGAAGACCATCGCCGCCTACCTGCAGGACCTGCGCCATTTCGGGCGGTTCTTCGAGCAGGCCAATGGCGGGGCTTTCGAACCTGGCCTGTTGAACGCGACCGACGTCAAGGCCTACTTCCGCATGCAGGATGAGGATAAGACCGTGGCCCCCACGAGCCGCAACCGCCGCCTGGCGACCCTGCGCGTGCTGGTGGAGTGGGCGGTGGAAACGGGCGCCCTTGAGTACGACCCGACCGTGAGCATCAAACGCCAGGATGTGGAACTGACCCCGCGCGACCGCACCGACGCCGAAATGGAGCGCCTCGAGGCGGTGGTCCGCGATGGGCTGCACATCCGCTGCGCTGGGCAGAGTCACCTCTGGCTGGCGGCTCGGGACCGCGTCCTGTGGGCGCTGTTTACCAAGACGGGCTTGCGCATCCACGAGATCGCCGCGCTGACCCTGGACGACCTGGACTTCGAGGCGGGCGAGATCCGCGTGATGGGGAAGGGCGGGAAGAAGGCGAGCGTGGCGGTGGGTTCGAACCTGCTGGGTTTTCTCGCTGAGTGGGCCGCGATGAATCCGTCTGCTGAGACGCTGGTCTGCAACCTGCACGGCGTTGCGCTGACGACGGGGCAGATCCGCAGGCGGGTGAGGATGATCGGCGAGGCGGCTGGCATCCAGGGCCTCAATCCGCACGACCTGCGCCACACCTACGCATACCAATTCAAAGCCGCCTTGATGGACCAGGGCATGGATCAGAGCAAGGCCTTCGACGCGGTCCGCCGCCAGATGCGCCACGGCGATGAGCGCACCACCCAGCTGTACTTCCGCGCGCGCAGGAGCGAGATCCACGCGGCGGCGGAGGTGATGTGATGAAGAAGCAGCGATTGAGCAAAAAGATCATGCACGCAGTTGAAGAGCGTTATCCGCTGTATTGGGTGCGGAAAGGGCTGCGTGGGTTGGAACTGCGGGCCATCTCGTACACGTACGAACACGGCAGTTCCAGGACTGTCAAACTGGCGGAGTTTGATTTGAAGTTGTCTCTGGGAGATGCGCTGCGCACGCATTTTGAAGTGTGCAAATTGGTCGACGCCTCATTAGCGCCCGACATCATGCCCTCTTTGGATAATGCGTTCTGGCAGGGAGAGCTTCAGTTTGCTCCGAACAAGATCATCGAGGAATTTCACGCACAGGCGAAAGCGGGGTTGGTGTGATGAATGAGTTGTCTGGTTTTGCGCTTGTGCTGATCGTAGCCGTCATCGTGCTGGTGGCGGAGTGGAAATCAACTTTTCAGAAAGGGTAACCCATGACCGACACTATGCAAGTCCCCGCGAACGTGGCCGCGATCATCGCGGCGAAGAAAATGGCAATGGCTGAAGAAGCTGAAGAACACAAGCGCCAGATTGCCGAGGCCGAGGCCGAGGCTGTGGCTAAGGCAAAGGCGCTGATCTTCGAAAAAGTGCGCGAGTTCGAGGAGAATATCCCTCAATGGATGTTGCAGTACGAACGCACTGCTGAATTTATCAACACGCGCGATTCCTACGACCTAGTGATGATCGGGAGGAATCAGCGCACTTTCAGATCTCTCTTCTTCGAAGTTCCTGGCCTCTCTACCATTGAGTTCAATTTTGAAGATGATGAGTGGCGCTCTTCATCTGCTGGATGGGATGATGAAAAGCCTGAGACCATGCCCTATTTCTACTTTGGGCGTGACGCCTATTGGCGCAGTTCGCTCGAATATGTGTTGGTCATGGCAGAGGAGGAAGGACAGGAATATCAGCGCCTGCTCGGCGTGCGGGAGAAGACCTTGGCTGATCAGGCGTGGCGAGAGGAAGAAAATCGCCAGCCGAAATCCGAGTCCGTTGTTGAGGAGAAGCAGGAAGATCAGCCTGCCCACCGCTGGGCGGCTGAGGCTATTGAAGGACAGCTGCTCTATATGTGTGCAGAGGGCAATCAAAACGGAATTGCTGAGATGCAGGTCCGTGCCACGTTGCTGGTGGTTGAGCAGCTGCAGCGCATCGCTGACTTTTGCGAGCGCAATGATGGCTCGGATGGCATTCTGTGCCAGATCAGGGAGGGGAGATTCTAGCCGTGCCAAGGAAGAAGTCCTATATCACCCTCACTGATCAGTTCTGCGGAGCAGGTGGCAGTTCCATTGGGGCCACGAACGCAGGCGCAGAAGTGCGCCTGGCGATGAACCACTGGAAGCTGGCGATTGAAACCCATAACACCAACTTCCCGAACGTCGATCACGACTGCACCGATATTTCGGCAGTGGACCCGCGGCGCTATCCATCCACGGACATCCTGATCACCAGCCCCGAATGTACGAATCACTCGGTGGCCAAGGGCAAGCCCAGGCGCTATTACACCAATGACCTGTTCGGGAATTGCCTGGTGGACCCTGCAGCGGAACGCAGCCGTGCCACGATGTGGGATGTGCCCCGATTTGCCGAGTACCACGACTATCGCGTGATTCTGGTCGAGAACGTGGTGGACGCTGGCAAATGGGTCATGTGGGATGCCTGGCTGAGCGCGATGCACGCCCTCGGGTACGAGCATCAACCAGTCTATTTCAATTCCATGTTCGCCTGGCCTACCCCGCAGAGCCGTGACCGCCTGTACACGATCTTCTGGAAAAAGGGAAACCGCGCGCCTGATCTGGAATTCCGCCCACTGGCCTATTGCCAAAAGTGCGACCAAAACGTGGAGGCTGTTCAGACTTGGAAGAAACGTCCGCGCTGGGGCAGGTACAAGTTTCAGTATTTCTATCGGTGCCCTTCCTGCAATGAGCAGGTCGTTCCCTACCATTACGCAGGGTTCAACGCCATTGACTTCAGCATCCCATCCAAGCGTATTGGCGACAGGGAAGTCCCGCTGAAGCCAAAGACCCTGGAGCGCGTGAAATATGGTCTGGATGCCTTTGGCCGTCAGGTCACCATCGTGACAGGCCGCTATACCAGCGGAGTGGAGTGCCGCGTGAAGAATGCGAACACAGACCCAATCCCCACGCAGCCTGGCGATGCCAGCCATGCGGTGGTGCTGCCCTGGCTGGTCGAGACTGCCCACACGCAGGCCAATGGAAAGTATGTGATCGGCAGCGACAGCGCAATGCTCACCCAAACAACCAGGCAGACGCTGGCGCTGGTTTCTGGCTTCCTGAGCAAGCAATATGGCGGCGGGGCAGATCCCAAGTACATGTCCGTTGGTCTCAACGAGCCCACGGGGACGATCACCACCTGGGACCATCACGCACTGGTAAGCCTTCCGCAGAACATGCGAGACGATCTGCTTTGCCTCACCACGGGCCAGGAACGCCATTCCCTGGTCTCCTCGAAGGCCTTCCTATCCTATTACTACGGCAGCAATCAGGCCAGCCAACTGGCTGACCCCATTGGCACGGTGAGGACAAAAGACCACGTGGCACTGGTCCAAGCGCTGGATTCCCTGAAGGTCGAAGATCTGTACTTCCGCATGCTGCATCCCCATGAGATCGGGAAAGCAATGGCCTTCCCCGATAGCTATGTGGTCCTTGGAAATGGCAGGGACAAGGTCAAGCAGTATGGGAACGCAGTCACCCCGCCAGTTATGACGATGTTGATCGAGCGCTGCATGGCAACGCTTCAGTAAAGGAGAAATATGAAAACCAATATCCGCTTGTTGATCTATCGGGGCCTGGTGGCCGTTTCGATGCTATGTGCAGCCACTGCGGTAGGTCTGACCGTTCTATTCATTGTCCGCGCGGCAGAGTTTTGCAGGTAACCAATGGCGCGCCTGGAACTGCAGGTCCATGTTGATCTGGTGAAGATCCCGCTCTCAGCTGAGTTTGCGGATGCCAGGCGCGCGTCTCTGCTGCTGCTATCGCAAACCATTATGGCCGCGAATTTTTCAAGGCCACGATCTTTCCACTGGATAGGTGCTAAATGACCGAATTGCATTTGATCGCATACATCGTGCTTGCGGAGTGGTTGCTGCACTACATTCCCTGGCGTGAGTTCCTGGGTGGGCGCGATCTGCCAAGGCCGATTGCCTACATGCTGGGCGTGTGCGGGTTCGCTGTGCCCTTGTCCCTGTGGCTGTATGAGCAGGGCCTGACCAGGATGATCTTTATTCTCTGGCTGGCGATTGTCTCGGCTGGCCTGGCTGTGCTTTCCGCCTACGGCGCTGACTCGGTCAAGGCACTGTATTGGGGCAAGCGCGAGGCCAATGAGGAGCTGGAGATGCGCCGTGCGCAAAAGTGACCTGCAGCCGCGCAAGGTCCGCGCTGATCTGGATGGCGTGACCCTGGCCCTGGTGGACTGTCGGGAGGTCGAGCCGTACGTCCGCTTGCGGATCGAGCAGGCCATCCGCAGGGCAGGCCTGGACGAGCTGCTAGGTCCCGCCCTCGAAGACCTGGACCGCATGGTCAAGGCAGTGGACGAGGCGATGGCGCAGGTCCGCACTGCCCGCAGTCGATTGGAGGAGTGATGCGCGCCGCTGGTTGTCAATGCAGTAGCAGACAGAATCGCATATTTCCCTTTTTAGTTGCGTTTGGCCTGGTGGGCGCGCGCTCCCCAAAAAAGGCTTCCGATTGGCGGAAATTCGGGCCACATAACATGGAGTTATGTTGCACGGATGGGGTCGGGGGGAGGGGGCGGGGGCTTTCACTTCGCCCCTATGGGGGGCGGGCTTGGCAAGTGGCTGGAAAAATTCCAGCTGGTCTGTAGAAACGGCCTGGGCAACGGGCTGCATTTTGTAGGTTCGGACGGAGCGATATGACGATCATTGAAGAGATCAAGGAAAAGATTCGGTTGGAGGACCTCATCGCGGAGACCGCCACGGTGCGGCTGCGCAAGAGCGGTGCCAATCTGACGGGCTTCTGCCCGTTCCACAACAACACCGACACGCCCGCCCTGGTGGTCTGGCGCGGGACGCAGACCTGGCGCTGCTTCGGTGCATGCAACGAGGGCGGCGACGTCTTCGACTGGGTGCTGAAACAGAATCCAGGCTGGGACCTGAAGGAAGCGATCAAGTTCCTAGCGTCCAAGGCGGGTATCCCGCTGCAGGCCGAGGGTGCAGATCTTCAACAACGCGTCGCCGCGCGCAAGAAGGAAAGCGCGCTGAAAGTGGCGCAAGGCCTGTTCAGGAAGTGGTTGATAGGGGAATGGCAACGCGACACACTCGTGCGCGAGGGAGATTCCGAAGCCCTGAACTATGCCCTCGACCGCGGCTGGACCCTCAACACGATCAAGGCGGAAAACGTCGGATTCAGCGGGCGTGCTACTGCTGCGGCTTACCAGGAGATGCGCGGCGAATTCCAGATGCACGGGATCGATCCGCTCTCGCCCGAAGCGGTCATGATCCTGGGCTTCAAGGGCGATGTCAAAGCCTGGGCGACCGAGCGAGGCCTGGACCCGAACGGCCTGGGTGACAACTACATCCAGGGCATCATGGCCAAGCCTGGGCTGGTGTATGCGCATCGATTCGAAGGAAAGATTGAGTACCTGTCGGTGCGACTGCTGCCTGGCTTCGATGTCGAGCGCAAATCGCACAATCCGAACTCCACCCTGGCGGGTCCACGGCGGCCGTACTTCAACTGGCTGCACCGAAGCCACCACGCCGAAGGCCAGGAAAAGGGGAAGCGCATCCACATTGTGGAAGGGCAGGGCGACGCGGTCACCTGGGGCCAATTCGGAGAGCCCGCCATTGCGCTGTGCGGTTCATCCTGGAATTACCTGGCCGAGAGCGGAATCATCGATACGCTCAAGGCCGAGTACGAGAGCATCTGCTACACCACCGACGCGGATGCCCCAGGCGAGGCTGTTGTAACTGGGAAGAAGAATGACTACCCACTCTCAACCGCCTTCGGACCGATCCTGTGGGTCGAGCGCACGCCGAAGATCGAATGGGCCCGCCCAGACGGGAAGGCAAAGACGATCAAGGACGTGAACGACATCGCACAGTACTTCAAGGATACAAAGGTCGAAGAGGAACAGCGCTCGAAGGTAATCTTCAATATCCACGCGCGGGCTCTGCCCATCGTGGTACTGGCGGCGCGCTATGCTGGAGAGCAGAACGGGCAAATGCGCATGGACACCATCGACAAGGTGGTGCGCCCGATGATCATTGCGATGCCACACAGCTATCGCGTGAACTATGCCGAGGCCCTGGCGGAGGCACTCTATCCCACCATGACCAAGACCAAGCGGGATGAGACCTACAACAAGTGGCTGACTGGCGAACTGAAGAAGGCTGCACAGGAAGAGGATGACCTCGAAGATGACCTGCCAGTGGAGGAAACACTGGGCGGGTGGTATCCCGATGACCCCAGCAACAACAGTGGTTACCTGGTTGATTCTTATTTCGATGAGAAGACGCGCAAGATCCGCCTGGCCTACGTGTATATCAAGGATGTGAAGAAGAACGAGCGCGACACGGCTACTACTGCTGCTTATTTGACCCTCAAGGGAAAGCGGCTGGAACCGCCTGCTGCTGAAGAGAACATTGAGTGCAAGGCGGTGAAACTGGCGAACGATCTTGGCCCTCTCAAATCCTCGAACTATCTGATCGGGAAGATGGCCGAGTACTACCAGAAGTATTTTTACCTTGAGGAAAAGAGCCGTTACAAGTTCTGCGCTTCTTACGCTCTCTTTACATGGGTAAACGATTGTTTCGAAGCGCTGAATTTCCTGCGCGCACGGGGCGGGAGCGGCTCGGGAAAGTCGGATCTGATGTACCTGGTGGGGCTGACCTCTTATCGCTTCGCAGTGACCCTGGCGGTCAGCTCAAGCGCAGCTTACAAGGGCATCTCCAAACTGTACAAGGGCGCGGTCGTGATGATCGATGAGGCGGACAACCTGATGAAGAAGGACGATGGGACGATGGAAGCCTTCCTGAAGGGGCGCTCGATGAAGCGCTACGCCAACGCCATGAACATGATGGAGGTTATGAGTCCCTCGGGCACCAGGACATTCATTCCAACTACGACCAACGTGTACGGTCCGACCCTGATCACGATGTATCACTCCTTCAGGGACCCAGGCATCGAGAACCGCTGCATCACCTTCGACCTCTCGCAAGTGGACACAATGACACTGGACAAGGAAGGCATGGAGCCTGGTTACTATCCGCCCGAGTTGGAGGATGACGCTGTTGAGATCCGCAATATGTGCCTGCGCTGGCGACTGGAGACCTGGCTACCAAAGATCGAGCTGACGCCCGAGCAGCGCAAGGCTCACAAGCTATCTGACCCGCTGGTATCACCGCGCGTGAACCAAGTGCTGCGCCCAATGAAGGTGCTGGCGGTGCTCCAGAACGACATGGAGCTGCTGGATGACCTGATGATGATCGGTCGCGCCAACTATGAAGACGAGATGATCAAGCGGGCTGGGTCCTTCGAGGCGCTGATCCTGCGCGCCATCCTGGCCGCGGACATTGCCACCGATGTTGGCACGGGTGTCAGGCCTCAGGCGAGTACTGCGTATTCCGAAAAGGTGAAGGAATACTCTACAAAAGTGAAGATCGGCAAACTGGGACGTCACGGCACGGTGCGCTACATCCTGTACAAGGACGTGGCCGAGATTGCCAACACGATCATGGATGCCGAGAACCTCTCCACCGACGATGGCAAAAAGAAAGAGGGCGTGAAGGGCAAGACCATCGGCGAGATCTCGCGTGAGACCTTCCGCCTGCCCGTGGAACGCACGGGCGAGGGCTGGGCGGTGATCCTGGACCGCGAGCGCCTTGATCTGGCCAAGCTGCGCTTTGGTCTGGATCGCGAGGCGGAATATAAAGCCCCGCCCGAGCCAGCATCGGTGCCCATTCAGGGAAGGTTTGATCCCACCACTGGACGCCTGACGCCCTTATGAACATGGTGAACATCATGAACATGATTTCCCCGTGCTGCGGCCCCTCTTGGAAAAAGAATGTTTTTTTTCTTTACCCTAACGCGGAAAAGTCAAATTTACATTCATTTTCCTTCATAACGTTCATAAATTCATATATGCGAAGTCTATACCCGCTTCAACGGGCCGATTTTATGAACATTATGTAGATATATGTACATGGGTAATTTAAAAGCGAAATTTTGAAACCGCTATTTATTTATGAACTTCGAAAAAAGGCGAACTTCATAGAAGTTCATAAAAGGAGGCTGATATGAAAGAACAGGTCAAGGCCGATTTTGGTGCGCCCAGCTTTATCGCTATTACGGCTAACGAATTGCAGGTGGGTGACCGCTGGAATAACCGCGTGGGCACGGCTGTGGAACCGCTTTTCCGTCGATTGCTGATTCATTTCTACGATGGCGGGACGAAGACGATGGACCCCTCGGCGCAGATGTTGGTCGAGCGTGGTGTGGAGCGTATCGAGGCGGTGGCGCGATGAAACAGGCTGCTTGTGTTTTTCTGCCTGCGGGGCTGGTGTTCGGCGGTGTGGGGGTGTGGATGCTGTTCGCGGCATCCAGTTCGGGATGGGATCGGCTGCTGGGAATCGGAATGGCGTGCTTCGGGCTGGCCTTGATCCAGGGTGCGACGGGGGATGACAGCGTGCGCAACATGCCTGGGTATCTGCCGCGCGATGCACAGTTCGTTGTGCCGCCCTCGGCGCAAGCGTCCGCCGCTGAATGGGATGAGTACGCCCGCCGCAAGGCGCGCGCGCTGGAGCATAACTATCGGCTGATGGGCCAGGAGAAATGGCTGTGCGAATTGGTGAGTGAGTGCTGCAGCGCGGATGGTCCGCTGATGCTGGAGGCGCTCTCGCCCGAGATGCGGTCCGAGGTGGAGAGGCGGATGAATGGATAAAGAGACGGCGAAGTTTTTGCGCCATTTGCCGCTGGGCCTGACTATCGACGGGCTGCTAGCGCTGCTGATCGGCGCGCCGATCTGGGCCGTGGCACACACGCCCGACAATATGGTCGAGCCGTTCGTGGCGGCGCTGTGGTGGTGGCCGTGGGCGGCGGCGGTGATGGTTGGGCTGGTGATCTGGTACGCCATCTGCGAGGATCGCGAGTTGGTGGGGCTGGTGGCTGAGGCTCCGCGAGTGATCGTCTACGCGGTGGTGCTGCTGGTTACTGCCTGGTGGTGGTACCCGCAGGTGCGCGAATATCAGGAAGGAGATCTGCATGAATGATCGGTCCTATGTGTGGATGAGCATCGTGGGCGCGGTGCTGGTGGTGATGGCGCTGTGGGCCTGGGGATACGCCACGGGCGCGTTGGAATGGCTGAACGTGTGCTCGAGTGTGCTGGGGACCGTGGGCGGGGCGCTGCTGTTGTGGGCGCTGTGGCTGGCCTGGCTGGAAGCGTGGGAACAATCCTCCCTGGCTTATCAGACGCGCCGCCGTGCCGATGCGCTGACCCCGCTGACGATCCTCTCGGAGAACATGAAGCAAATGCACCCCGCGGCCATCGACGTGCTGAAGATGTTCGGGCGAGCCACGTGGATGATCCTCCCAGGCGCGACGCCTGAGGACCAGGCGCAATACATCCTGTACGGAACGCAATGCACCTGGGACTTCATCGCGGAGTTCCTGCGCTCATCGAACAACACCAGCCTTGTGTCCGAGTGGAGATTTGCCAACGATGGCGCGAAGCACTATGCCCCGAAAGGGATGGAGGCCAACTGGTGTACAGACCGAGAGCAATACAAGCAGATGATTGCCTTTCTGTATAGCGTGGGGCGCATCACCCTGGCGTATGGCAATCAGCCTCCCGCCTGGATACCGCCCTGGAAGCCGATGACCGTGGCTAGGGTGATGGGGATCAAGTTCGAGAACGATGAGGAAGAGGAAGAAGCGCCCGAGGTCGAAGAGGCGCCCAAGACAGCAACCACCCTGCGGGATGCTTTCCCTCAGGCAAACTAACCAAGGAGACGATGCAATGACTGACATGATTTATCTCGGCGAAGATCTCGGCATGGGAGCCAACAAGCTGTTTGGCTTCGAAGGCGGCACGCAGACGCTGGCGCAGGTGAGCGTGCATGCGGATGCGTTCGCGGTGGACGGCCTGGGCCTGAAGAGCGTGAAGCGCCCGATGGTGATCGGCACGGACCACGGCTCGTTCTACGTGGGCGCGAACGCGCACCAGTTCGGGCGGCCTGTGGAGGCCCTCGACTTCGACCGCCTGACGGGCACGCCTGAGATGCGGGCGCTGTTCTACGGCTCGTTGACACAGTACCAGCTGGAGCATGGCCGCTTCGAGGGTCCGCTCTCGCTGCTGGTGGGCCTGCCGCTGGCCATGATGAAGGCGAACGACTCGGACGACTACAAGGGCCGCGTCAAGAAGTGGATCAGGGGTACGCACGTGTGGACCGCGGACGGCGAGCCGTACCAAGTGGAAGTGGCGGACGTGAAGCTGGCCCCACAGGCACTGGGCGCGCTGTTCGACTATGCCCTGGACCTGGAAGGGCATGCCCTGCCTGGCAACAGCGTGGTGCTGCAGGGTGAGGTGGGCGTGGTCTCGGTGGGCTTCAACACGGTGGAGTTGATGGTGATCAGCAACCGCCAGAACGTGGAGCGTTTCGCGGGTGGGAACGCCTTGGGCGTGCGCCGCCTGCTGGAACTGCTGGACCCAGATCAGAACTACACCCTGGGCGAACTGGACATGAAGCTGCGCTCGGGAGCCCTGAACCCGAAGCGCGAGCTGGACACCTGGGCGCGCGATGTGGAAGGCGACATCAACCGCCGCTGGGGAACATCCTTCAAGCGCTTCGAGCGGGTACTGCTGGTGGGTGGCGGCGCGGTGTTGCTGCAGGATCACCTGACCGCGATGTTCAAGGGCAAGGGCGTGGTGCTTGAGAACCCCGTGGAGGCGATCTCGCGCGGCCTATTCAAGATGGCGATCAGGGCGAAGAAGTAGCCCCCTCCCGTCCTCCCCCATCCTTCGACTGCGCGAGTACGCTCCGCTCAGGATGGGGGAGGAGGAAAGGAATTGATATGGCGAGACCAAGACTGAAGAACCGAGTGCGGGCTTTCTTTGCGGGATACCTGAACCTGGACGATCCCGAAGACGCCAAACTGTGGGAGTGGTACCAGTCCCTTCCGCACGGCAGGCGCTGGCCGATCCTCAAGACGTTATTGCTGAACGGGCAGGCCATTGCCTCGGCGGTGCACGATGGAGACCTGGAACGGGCCGAAGCCGCAGCGGATGAAATCCTGGCTGGCCTGGTGGAATAAACGGTTGTTAGAAACTGGCCCGAATATTTAACAACCATAAACTCCCCCACCGTTCTGCCTGCGCTCGGACAGGTCCACGGATTGGACAGATCGGGATGGTAGGGGAGGGCGGTGGCGGAGCGGATGTGCAGTTGGCAGGTTGGAAGGTTGGCAAGTTCATCGATTGATAAGGAGTAAAGATATGGCTACGGTACGGACTACGAAGAGGAAAAGCGAGTGGCAGTTGCGGGCGGCGCAGGTGCGCAAGGACCTGGCATGGACCCTGGAGCGAGCCAAGTGGATGGGCCTGGGGGTGCTGATGGGACTGGCTGCGGCCTGGTTGTGGAGGTAGAAATGAAGATTTCTCAATTGAGACCGTGTGATGCCTGTGGAAACAAAATCTCCCCTACTTTTTATGTAGTACGGTTTTCATTGGCTGTTGTCAACTATCGAGCAATCAATGAAAACCTTGGATTGATGCAGATGTTTGGTGGATCAGTTTCGCTGGCTGAAGCTATGACATCGCAGCCTGAAGTTGTGACTGTAACTGGGGATGAAGATCCATATCTCCAAACCGAAGTGTTTATCTGCACTGACTGTTTTCTGCGTGGTGTGAATCTTGCGCTATTACAAGAACATATCGAATCCAAATTAAAGGAGGAGTGAATGGCTGTTCGATTTTTCAAATTGCGCGATGGGACGATCACCAAGACGAGCAGCGGGCGCGGGAACCCTGTGATACCTGGCATGCCCGAAGAACCTGGCGAGTGGATCGAGATCTCCTCGTCTGAATTCTACTGGCGCAAGCAGGGACTGGCGAAACGCCCCCCGAACCCGAAGCGCGGCAAGACGCGGATCGACTTTGCGGTGGAACTGGCGAAGCAGGGACCTGAAGCGGTACATGCTTATTGCGTGAAGCACTTCGGCCACGGCAGCGGCGTGCGTTCCACCCGAGTAGCGGAGAGTGTGTGATGCCAGCCTATAACTTTCAACTCCAATTTGTCGAGCCGATCCTCGCGCTGGAAAAGCCTCATACCATCCGCCCTGAGCGGAAGAACCCGACCAAGGTTGGAGATATTTTGTATCTCTATACTGGGATGCGGACCAAGAAGTGCAAATTGATTGCTACGTCTTCCTGCACACATGTCGAGCGGATTGGTATCTACCTGAATAATCCACAACCCTATGTGCTAATCAATGACTATGGCATATCCACCGAGGCGTTTGATAGATTGGTTCGGCGTGATGGTTTCAAGTGCAGAAAGGATTTCTTTGAGTTCTTCCTGCGCTATCCGCGCGAGGTGCGCGAGAACAAGCTGCGCCTGATCTGGTGGAGCACGAAAGATTTGGTCAATTGCTGGGAGGTGCAGTGATGGAGCATAATGCCGCGCTGGCCATTGCTGAGAGCGTGGTCGAGATCTTGCGGCCCGCCTGTCTGCGCATCGAGATCAAGGGCAGCCTGGCGCGCCGCTCGCCCAACGTGGGCGACATCGAGATTGTGGCGATCCCCGACATGACCCCGCCCATCCGCAAGCGGCCTGAGTTTGGTAAGCCTCTTCCCCAGGTCTATTCCACACGGCTGGATGAGATCGTGGACGCGCATCGGGTGAAGTTCGATGGCGGCGATGGGTTATGGTACCTGGAGGCTAATGGCCCGAAGCTGAAGAAATTCGATCTTGTCGGTAAAGGCATCGGCGTGGACCTGTTCATTGTGACCCCGCCTGCGCAGTGGGGCGTGATCGCCACGCTACGGACGGGTCCCAACAAGCCTGAAAATATGTTCTCGAAGTGGCTTGTTTGCCAACGGCACATTGGCGGGCGGCTGCCCAATGGATACCGCGTGCAAAAAGGCGCAGTGTGGGAGGGCGAACGCGAGGTGGCAGAAAAAGACCTGGACCCCACCAAGGCCCTGCCCATGCCCGAGGAGATCGACTTCCTGAAGTTCTGCGAGTTCGACGGCTGGATCGAGCCGTGGGAACGCGTGGCAAGGTGGAAGAAATGAACGACGTCATCGAGCTGGAGAACCGCATCGATGAGCAGGGCATGCGCGTGGTGCACCTGATGGCAAACCGCCCGTTGACGGCCACCGACTTGATCGGGTACTGGCCTCCCGATTGGGCCAAGGTGGAGACGATGCGGGAGGGAGGAGCCCATCACCTGCGGGCGGAGTGGCCATACGTTCACATCATCGAGGTGCGGCCTGGCCAGCAGTACGTGCTGAGGGACATCCGCAAGGGCGAGCGGATCAGCGAGGCCGTGGGAGCCGCTGTGCGCGATTACCTGCGCGAATTCGGGCATGGTCCGCAATATGCCTACCTGCGGCGGCTGCCGCGCAACGTGCCCATCGGGTACGCGATCCGCTACCTGGGCTGGGAGATCTTCCTGCTGCAGGCGGACGAGTGGCTGCCCGAGGGACGGGTGGCTGTGGGCGAGCCTGGCGCGCAGATCGAGGACGTGAGCGATTCACTGGAGGCGGAGATCATCCCCGCCCCGATGGTCTGAAAGGAGACCTTTTATGGACGGGAACCTGGGCAAATTGAAGCAATGGACATGCGAGAACGGTCACGTGCTGGGCGTGATCCGCAGAGACAAGGCCCACACGGATAGCGGGCGCGAGTTCTGGGTTTCGCGGCTGATGCTCTTCCGCCAGGCGGTGAACCTGGATGCGGTCAAGGCCGAAAATGTGGACGTGATGGCGCTGATCGAGGGCACTACGCTGGACGTGAGGTGTTCGGTGCCTGGCTGCGGATGCTCGCGCACCTGGTGGGCTGGCGATGATGCCTACGAGCGGCTGATGGAGCGCCTGCGCACCCCCCTACTCAAGAGCGGAGGATGAGATGTGGATTATGGCGGTCGTGGTATTGGTGATCCTCTTCGGCGGCGTGGCGGCCTGGTTGCGCAATGCGCCCGAGGGATATGAGGACGAGCACGGGTTTCATTTGGGGGGGAAGCCTAATGAGTAAGTTTCTGGATGAGCTGCGCGACAAAATTCGCGTGAAGCAATATGCCTACAAAACAGAAAAGGCTTACCTGGACTGGGCAGAGCGATATATCCGCTTTCATGGAATCAGGCACCCCAAGGATATGGGGCGTGCTGAAATCGAAGCCTATCTGACGCACCTATCGAAAACTGGAGTTTCTGCCAGCACTCAGAACCAGGCGATGGCTGCGATATTGTTTATGTATCGGGAAATGCTCGGCATTACGTTTAATGGCATTCAATCGATCCGTGCGAAGGGTTCCGCACATATCCCAACCGTTTTGACGGTCGAGGAGGTGAAGCGTGTATTGTGCAGGCTGCACGGTCAATATCACATGATCGGATATTTGCTTTATGGTGGCGGTCTGCGGTTAATGGAATGCCTGCGGCTACGCGTCAAAGATGTTGACTTTGAATTGCGTACCATTACTCTTAGAGACACCAAGAGCAATCGAGATCGCGTGACAGTGCTGCCTGAGGCAGTGATTGAGCCGCTGAAGCTGCATTTGTCCAAAGTCAAAGCGCAGCATGACGAGGATTTGGCGCAGGGATATGGAAGCGTAGAGATGCCTGGCGCGTTGGCTCGAAAATATCCGAATGCGGAATATGAATGGGCCTGGCAGTATGTGTTTCCCGCTGGAAAGATGTCACGCGATCCACGCAGCGGGATTGTGAGACGCCATCATCTCTATGAGACATCGGTGCAAAAGGCGGTTCGCCAGGCCGCGCGCGCGGCTGGAATCACAAAGCCCGTTGGTCCGCACACGTTCAGGCACTCATTCGCCACTCACCTATTGCAAGGAGGAACAGACATTCGGAAGATACAGGAACTGCTTGGGCATAAAGACCTGAAGACCACTATGATTTATACTCATGTGGCGGGCATTGGCGCGGGTGTGAAATCACCCCTGGATAGTATGATTATTAGTGACCCTGCGGGTCTCTAATAATGAGTTATGCGCCTTACTCCGCGGTCTGAAATTGGTCGAAAATCGGTGTCTCCCAACCCTTGACAAATGTATAGCGCATGTGCTATACTAACAACATCAAACAATAAGGAGACAAAAAATGAACGAACATCTGAACTACAACCGCTCGGTAGACATCTCGAAAGTCAATGACCATCTGTACACCGTCTTTTGTCAGGGTCATGGTTTCCGCCGAGATCAAGCTGCCCTCTCAGCAAATGGCAGTCTGTCGCTTGGCATGTTCACAAACTACGAGGATGCCGCCGAAGCCGCCGCGCTCTACATGCGCACTGGTGACGCCACGTTACCCACTGGCAAAGAAATCTCGGTGCGCTAATGGCAACCAAGCAACTCAACGTAAGGCTTCCAGAGGTCGTCATTGACGACCTCAACGAATTATCAAAAATCTATGGCAGTCAGGCTAAGGCTTTGATTGTCGCAGTAACCAACCTGCACAAGGAAATCAAAATGAAACAGAATGCACTCCAAGAACTCGAAGCCATCACCAACGCGGAAACTGAAGAAGCCAGAATGGAAGCCGCTGATCGTGCAATTGCCGCTATGCAATCTCTCCCGCCCGAACAACAGGAAGAAATTGCAAAGCAAGAATTCAAACGTTTCAAGAAATTTATTGATGATCGTGTCGCCAAAGGCAAAGGCGGCGCATAACACAGCGTGCAGCGGACTGGTTGTGGGTTTCGGCGAATCTGACAGTTGATCTACGCCCGCCACAACCATCCGCTAACGCAAACCGTTGGGCGTTTCCTTGCTCAACGTCGTAAGGAGAAATCATGCGAGAAAATGTGGTCTACGAATTGGAAGATAAAGACGGTTGTCCTAATTGTCACCATCAGGTATCTTTGTGGCTCGGAGCATCGGGAACTGATCGTGATGGATTGCATATTGCATATATCTGTCCGAATTGCGGCTTTGAAACCTGTGATTATGTGCCAGATGTTGACGACAGCCTTCCTGAAAAGTTTGCATGGTCACGTAATTCGGATGGGTCTGTAACTTGGTACAGAGAAAATATGGGCATAGATATAGCCAGTTCTGCCGATCTAACCGTTTGCGCTGAATGCGGGGCTACAATGCCAGGTCATTTTTCTGGATGTAGTAACTGGTCAAGATTGTAGGTAAATATGAATTGGATGAATGGCAAGTTAGATAAGTTTCAAAATAAAGACAATTGTCAATGTGGAGCAAAATCTGTGCATGGCGTGTACGATGATGACAATAATTGTATCGGTCATTTTTGTAATGAATGCCTCACCGCGTACCTACTCGGAAGATTATTGAATTTTGAAAAGATTATAGAATTTGTTGAGGATGTATTCGGTGAAAATAAACAACTATCTAATTCAAAATTGCAAGAGTTTGGTATTGATCCAGTCACAAAACGCCCAACAAAGCGTGCACTGGACGCGGCTAATGTCTGCCGCGTAATTAATCACTTTTATGTTGACGGCGTTTGCTCGCAGTGTGGCTCGATAGAGCCGCCGCGCCAGTAACGCAAAACGTTAGAAGGCTTCTTATGAATTTTGATACTTGGCAATGTCCGAAATGTGGCTTTTTGATCTCCGATGTGCAGCTGCAATCAGCGCGTTTTGATTATGGTTGCCCACGATGTAAAACGTCTTTTGGCGAGTTTGTCCCGCGTCCTGCAACGCCTTCTAACAAGCGTATGCACCTGACGCTTCGCCTGTGGGCGTGGCTGAAAAATTTATTTTTAGGCTCGCGCAGGTAATACGAGCCGTTAGCCTAGCTTGACAACTCAGAACGCACATTCTAAAATGAAAAAGAGCAGCCAACGCAGGGCCCGCATGTCATTGCGTTGGCTGCTCGATTGTGGGGAGAATGATACCCCCTCCCTACCTCCCCCAAATACCTCTTCGAGGATATTTGGGGGAGGAGTTTTATGCTGAAATGAATATTAGAATCTCTGTTCTGACTCTTGTTAAATTTGGAAAAAATGTTAAAATATTTGTAATCGAATAACTCCGCAGGGCCAGCAAATTGGCGGGCCAACGTTTGACGAGATGAGCGCCGTCGTGCTTTATGCACGGCGGC